TGCATGTTGTCTCTTTCGAGTTGTGTAGTGGTGGTCCACGCCCCCCACCGAATGAACGGATTTGGCGTCTGTTGTAGATTTCTCCGGTTACGGAGCGGGCTTGGCCCAACCAGATTGCAGCTACACCTGCAATGAGTTCTTTCAAGATGTTGGTTTGAGGTTCGAGATCAGTATGTGATCCGCTCATCGTAGCGTCTTGGCTTTAGTCTTCCATGGATGTCCAGTCCATTTCCGCTCTAGGCTCAATCCCGTGGCCGCTACGGCTCGCGTCGTCTCTAGTTCGCCCCATCAAGGTGAGCTGGGTGGTTGTGGTGTTTCGACCAAATCGAAGACACTAAATCGAGACGCGCCAAACCGTCAAGTAGCAAGCGGTGTAACCACCGGAGGCTGCCGTCGGGCTGGGGAGCGTCACTGTCGCAATAACGTTCGGGTCGTTCTTCGTCACCATGGTGCCATACTGGTTGGCCTTGGTGCCGGTTGTGGTTGTGTTATCAGTTTCAATCCGAGATTCCGGGTAGAACAGGGCGTCACCGTCACAGTTGACGAATGTGGAGGGACCCACCCACTTAGCATTCGTAAGCGGGGAAGCGTCCGTCACAATCCGAACAAGTATGATGTAGGTGCCGGCCTGGCCTTTCGGGATGGTGATCGTGTTAACGGCGGCGGTGATGGGCAAGGCCCCTTCATTGCCTAACAATGACGTGAAGACAGATGACGAAGTCAACGTGCCTCCGTACGCGGCGGAGAATCGATCGTTCTGGAACGTGGCGTTACTGAACAAAATCGGTTTCCGCAGCTCGACCTCATACGTGATCCAGATGTCACCCAACACAACACCAGCAGCTTGTTGGCCACTGGTCGCGATGTAGGTGGTGCCTAGGTCGTAGATGAGTTTCGAGTCACCGGCTGGTACCGTGCCGGTTCTGACGTATTGAATGTTAAACGGGTTCTCCTTCGGATCACATTCGATCGGGTGGCAAAATGATTCGCTTGGGATCGATTCGCAGGCCCAGTACTCATTCAACAACTCGACTTTCGACACCGGAGGCGAGTCAGTCGAGCGGTACGTCGTTTGCATCATCACCGAACCCAGCGCGTTGTTGGTTCCGGAAATGGCGTTGCCCGACGTTGGGACGTAGTGAAACACAGCGCCCTTGATTGAGTATTCTTGATAGTTCCTGGCGATATTAGACAACCACGGGAACGTGGCCTCAAGCCCGGGATTGAGCGTGAACGCCTGAGTCACCGCGAAACCAGTGGAGCTCGTCACTTGCATGAGATACTCTTTGTGGCGCACGGTGATGGTCTGGTTTTGGGAGTGCATCATCGGAACATGCGGCGAGGCTCGGGTCTGCTTAACAATAGAATTGCTACCAACCGAGTAATCTCCCGCACCGATCCAACGTGACACTGCCGCACCGAGGTTGTTCCCTGCGGCGGCTCCGGCTCCACTCGAGCCGAGCATCCCGCCAAGGACACCCCCCCCTGCTGAGCCAATCGCACGAAGCGCTTGGCCGATCAAGGAGATCTCAGATTTCTGCTCTTGCCGGGCGAGGCGCACCCGCGGGGGATTGCGCTTACCTTTAGTGCTGTTCTTTACCTTCACAGGCATATTCGATTTGCGTTGGTGGACGATAAAACTAGTGAGAAAACTTATAGTCTTATTATGCCCGGTTCAATTACCAACGCATCGCGTTCGACTCCCTTTAAGTCGATCGGCCCCACTCGGCCCTCGCGATAAAATCTTTCCAATTCCACTTGCTCATCAGGTAGCAGTCCAAACGCGTAGTAATAACTCACTCGCGATAGTGGCGTCACTTCGGCCGTTCCTAGTCCATCGATCCGTTGGGCCCACGTGGAGCCCCTGATGACCGCCTCTTTGAACCCTTCGGTGCAAACCCGCCCGGAGCGGTGGAGGAGGTCGTAGAACGATTGCTGTACTGGGCAGCCTTGCCCGAGCTTTAGGCCACACTCACCAACGGCATACAACCATTTCTGGTACACACCGTCATTCTGTATGGGAACTAAGCACATAGGGTCTTTGCGGAGCACCGCAGTGTGATTGCGCATCATGCGCCACCCAGTGCTGAGTTGCACCGGGTGAGTTTGGCAAAACTCGACTTGTTCAAACTCGAAGACTGGTTCCTCACAGACCATGGCAAACCCTTGCCCACGGAACCATGTGTCCAATCCACGCATAAACTTCGTCAAATCTCCCCTCTCCAAAAACACCACACAGTCATCGCCGTTGTTGGCTAGTTCAATGGTAGTACCACGGATACGCGCATAAACATGGATCATAGCGCACATCAGGAGGCAGTTGCCTAACGACGTGTTCAGATCCCCAGAGCACCGTGTACCTCGCATCTTGAAGTCCACTTGCCCATCTGGTAAATACGCATGCCCGCTGTTTCGTAGTTGCTGACCAAGTAGACATCTCAATTCCTTTGAACCGGGAAAAAGAAGCTTGTAGAACGAATGCTCATATTGCAGAGCTTCCATTGATACATGCATGTCGAACTTGGTCGCATCCAGCCCCACTGCTGCGGGCTGACGGAAACGATCCCATTTGGATTTCAGCAGTTGTGCCGACTTGTCGGCGTTGAAACCCTTGATGACAGTTGCCCCGGTGTGCCCCCCAAAAGCCTCGTTGATGGCCGTGAAAAACGGCTTCTCAGCGTGTTTGAGGTAGCGACCCAGGCAAAGATTGTAACGTGGCGTGCGCGGGTTGATCACGCGCGGCGCCTTGCTAACATCCTGCTTCTCGAATTTTACGAATGACGTCAACCGTGCGTCCTTATCACAGAGCGACTTTCTCTGCAAGGACAACAACGCCTGCTCATAGATGACACGCTTCCTGCCGGTATAGCGGTCAACGACTTGTTGACGGCTGAGACGGGGCAGGTTTGGCATGTTGTTCACCACAGTGTGCAGGAATTGCCGGAAGGCTGACGTGCGAAACGCATTCGAGGGCACGCTTAGAGCAGGTCGGAAGCCTCCGCCTTCGGCACAGAAGAAGTACCGTTCGACGAAAGCCCGCTCGAGCGTGTTTGTGTTGTTATTGTAAACTCCCAGGTTGTGGTCTGGGCCAAGACCGGTTGCAACGACAAACTTGCGGTCTTTGGATGGCATCCCGTTCCTGCGCACACACAACTGGCCCCCATGACACTCACGCGGCAACCGCTCCAGAAGAGCGGGGTCCGCACGGGTGTTGGAACCGTGCACAGTACGCGGGCACCCTCAGCAGACGGCGGGACTGCACTTCGGCGCTGAGCCGAGCACAGCCCGCATCCACTTGGGGATACGCGCACGGGTGGTGGGGAGTTCGTCCAACACTCCTTCACCAAAATAGGCATTATACACCCACTGACTGTGGTGCACAATGTCACACTGCCTCACATTGCCCTCTCTGCACATGCGAAGGTACTCTCTCTCCACCAACAACCGATTCGCCTCGTTCAACGGCATGTTACCGTTCTTCGCACGCAGGCAAATCACCATGGCAGCCACGAACTTCGGGATGACCGACAGTTTATGGTGCACAGGCTTGTCGCGGTAGTCCTCCACGAGTCTCTCCTCTTGGCAGCGGGTGGTCCAAGCATCAGCAGCTTCCTCGATCTTCGACACCAACGATTCCATGGCTGCCTCGACCGTATCAGCGGCGTCCCGCGCGGCATCACTGACACCAGCGCCACACACCAATTCCATCACATCAGAGTAATGTTCATCGTGTTTGGCACGGTAGTCCTTGAGGTCGTAACCAGTGTCACGGAATACACTGTAAGTCACGGCATCAATCGGATCCCGGCTGCTCGGAGCCACATGCTCCATCATTGACCGACGTACCTGCTCACGCACATAGGCCTCCTCCATGCTCTGCTCCCACTCATCACCGAAGCAAAACAATCTGGCGGCCCATTCAGTAACGGCCAACTTCACCTTA